TCCAGCCACCGGGGTGCAAAGCTACTTGCAGTGCCCGATGACGCAGCAGTACCTGCACTTATCTGACGCGGCATCAACGACAAAGCTACGCCGTAACCTACGCCAGTTTATCGATACACTAATTGCGGCACGCTAGAGAACGTCAGTTGGCAAATAGCTGATATGTACTCGCCAAGCAAGTCATCTTACGGCCTGACGCAGGTGAAATGCGAAGCGGTTCACGCTCACCAAGGCAGGCGACCATCCGAATTCGAGAAGGTGCCGGTAGGCCCGTTTGCATCGAGAAGTGCCAAGCGAACCGGTTCACGCGCGGCGTCCTCTACCGAGCCTGCGCCAGGAGCGAAGTTGCTCAGATCCGTTGCCGTGAAGCCCGGACACGCTGCATTAACCTTGATGTTGGTACCTTCAAGCTCGATGGCAAATGCCTGCGTAACGGCGTTGAGTGCCGTTTTCGACGCCTGATAGACCCCGACGTACTGCCTCGAGTAATCCGACGGGTTGTCCTTGAGCGTGAGCGACCCGCCCGCACTCGATATATTGACGATCCGCCCGGCCGGTGCGTTGCGCAGGAGAGGCAACATCGCTTGTGTAACCGCGACTACCCCAAACACGTTTGTCTCGAACACGAAGCGCAAGTCGTCCACCTCCACACGACTCACCTTGTCCGCATCGCGCATTTCCTCGATCGGCGTGCCCGGCTTGATTGGGCGAGAGATCCCTGCGTTGTTTACCAGTACATCAAGACGCCCCAACGTATCTTCGATGTGCAGTGCAGCCGCGCTGATCGACTCCTGATCAGTCACGTCGAGCTGGATAGCCTGCGCCTCAAATCCAACACCTTTTGCCGCGGCCGCACCCAACTCGATGTTGCGTGCTCCGATGAGGACCTTGAACCCCTTCGCTGCCAGATCCTTGGCGATTTGAAGGCCAATACCCTTGTTTGCGCCTGTAACGAGCGCGACGGGAATGCTATGCATGTTTGCTCCGTTCGAAATGGATGGCGACAACCGATGCGCGGGCGGTAGAATGCAACCGGAACATCGATCCGCTTATGACTATACGGAACATTGTTCCGCTTATCAATGGGAAAATGCTTTGAATATCGAGACAAAAAAGTCCATAACAGACAATCCGCCGCGCTCAGTTCGAGCTGATGCACAACGGAACATCGAGTCGCTTCTGCGAACCGCACTTGAGGTATTCGACTCGTCGGGAGTCGATGCTCCCGTGCGCGAGATCGCAAAAAAGGCTGGAGTGGGAATCGGCACGATCTATCGCCACTTTCCGAAACGCTCTGATCTGGTTGTCGCAGCGCTACGTAGCGAAGTTGACGCCTGCGCAAACGAGGGGGCAGCGCTCGCCGTGACGCGTGCCGCTGACAAGGCGTTAGAGGAATGGATTGAATGCTATGTTGGCTTCGTGACGACGAGGCGCGGCCTAGCAGCAGCCCTCAACTCAGGCGACCCCGCCCTCAAGGCATTGCCAGCATATTTTCTCGACCGACTGCGTCCCGTCGTTCAAAGCCTTCTCGATACCGCAGCCGCTGCTGGTCACATTCGTACGGGCGTCCAACCCGACGAGCTTTTGTGTGCCGTGGCAGCTCTTTGTGCCCCGCTCGAATGTCCTGAGCCACCTGACGCGAGGCGTCTGGTGGCTCTGTTTGTCGACGGGTTGCGCTATGGTGCAGCCATACACCGGTCGAACGGCAAACAGTAATAGAGGCCGCTGAGAGACGGCCCATATCCACTCCTCGCCGACATGAAAGTGCCTGTTCTGGCGGACGACATCCAGTCGAGATCGCGGGTATCTCGCCGAATGGCGAACTAAGCGCCCCCGAACCAGGCCGCTGGTAAACTCGTCGGCCAAAGCAACTTTTCCCGGTCACATGAGCATGCCCGCCACCGCAGCACCTGCACCCGTCACTCCAATGATGCAGCAGTACCTGCACATTAGCTGACAAGACCAAAATTCAAAAACTGCGCCCGGAGCCACGCCAACACCATGACAACCAAGCTAAAAGACGCATGCATTTCACTGGCCCGTACCGTTCTTTGGAGAAATGGCGCTGAGTCGAACGACGTTGTCGAAACCCTTGCCAAGCGCTTCGAGGAATTAGCACGCGAGCACGAAGATTTTGTTCGACGACAGCGTGAGTCCGACGACGTCATTGCAGACGCCGTGACGTACTTGGAACACGTCCACGCGTTGCCGACGGGAACCGAAACCGAGTGGTTCCGTCAAGCGCTCAATGTTCTAATGGAAATTGCGGTCCCGAATACCGGGCATTCGCAAGAGTCGGCAAAGATGCTCCCCCACCTGCAACTTGGCATAAGGGAATCGCTGGCGGATACGCCGGTGCCACGAGCGGCACAGCGAATCGCCGACGATGAGGCAAAACAAGTCCAATATTTGTCTGAAGCGGGTCAACAGTACGGCGCTGTATCAGACATCCTAGACATCGCTGAAAAGGTCTACTACGGCGACCCGCTAGATGGCGACGATACTCATATGCTTTATCTCGCTGCTATTGCTGCCCCCTTAACGCGACAGGCCCGAAAAGAAGACTGAACTCGATCCAGTCGCACAGAGGCGTCGCCACATCACCGCAAGGCGACTCTAGCGGGGCCTCTATCCAGAATCTGCCGCACACACATAAGTCCGCTCATAGCGGGCTTATGTGTGCCTGAGCGCAGCAAAGCTACTTTGGTCCGGCAACCATTTCGTCAGCCGGATAGAGCTGCAGCAGCGTGCGCGCGGCTTCGACATTCTTCGTATGTAGCCACTCGTCATAGTCGGCCGGGCGCAGGATCACAACACCCCGCTTCTCATCGTCAGGCCGGTGCATACGGCGGAATAGCGGGTGTTCATCCGCGTTGAGCGTAAGCATGGTTATACCGATTAGCACGCGGCCATCGTCGCCCTGATAGCGTCGCCAAATTCCCGCCACGCAGTATGCCTGCCAGTCGGCAACGCCGATCCGCTGCCAAACGCACGACCCGCGATCCCATCCGCCACCGGCTGTCGACGTCGCATGCGGGTATGACGGCTCCACGACATATCGGGCAGGGATGAGGCAGCGCTGGCCGTCGTGCCACGCGCGCTTATACAGGCGCTTCTCTGCGACGTCTTCACCTCGCGCGTTGACGGTATCGAACTTCTTCAGCTTCTTGCCCTTGTCGTCGACTCTGTCTGGCTGTATGAACTTTGGCCAGAAGCCAAACACCCCAATCTCGACGAGTGAACCGTCACCGTCCGGAAGGATGACCGGCGCCCGATAGTCGGGCCAGACATCGACATCCCACGGTTCGCGGCGAAACAAGTCGCCGATGCCGATCTTCAGCTCGTTGATGCCCGGATCTTCGTCTGGCGCTTTGTAGTTAGTGCACACGCGTCACGTCCCCTCTTCATTCGAGATGTCAGTGTCCGGCTAGTCATAGCCCAGCGGTGGAGGCGATTGAATCTGGTCCAGCGGTATAACGGGGCCGCTGAGCCAATCGTCCAGCGCGGTGCAAATGATGTCGTAATAGACGTCATCGAACCCGGAGCCTTCGGGCTGGCCCGGCGCGTCGGGGAACAATTCTCGGCCGAGCGTCACCTGATGCTCGCAGAAGCCATATTTCCCCACGACGATATTCCCTCCGAGATCGTTGCAGCTCCGCGCTTCGTACCCTATGACCGTGACTTCCATGAGGCTTAGGATATGGTATTTGGCATCTGCAATACACATGTCGACGAATGCCGATTGCACGGCTGTCATGGGTCGCAACATATCACCCTCCGTCCGGTGGCTTCCCTCTTCAGATCTTACTGCGCCGCTCCTCGATCCCTATTTTTGGGACTTGACGGCACCATCTTGGCACAAGATAAACTGTATATCCATACAGTGTTATCCCCGCATCATGATATTGCCCCCATTTAGTCCGCCGCGCTTCGACGAGTTGTCGAAATGGTGGAATACGTGCACCTACGCCGAGGTTCATCGCCTGATTCTGGAGGTGCTGCACCTGCGGATTACGCTGAGGGAAATGGATTCGCTCACGGACGATGCCAAGCGCATGATCGCGTACCTAGAACAAGCGGACACGTTGAAATACGCGGCTCCCCTGCGGCGCTTGTCGATCAAGATCGACAAAGAGATTACGCGGGCCGGCCGAATAGGCAACGCACGCGCGCCGCTCGCACCGTTCTCTGATGAGTGGCGTGCGCGCGAAGAGATGAGGTGCAGACTGTACGACACGCCAGGCGAGCCAGATCCGGGTTCCGACAAGGCGACAAAGTTGCCAGAGTTTCAGCGGCTGACATGGGCCGAGCTACGCGAGGCGTGGAGCGCGACCCCGTTCAAGAAAAACAAGCTGCCGACTCTCGAACAGCGTTTCGTGCTGGAAGTTGTGCACGTCCGCCGAACACTGCGGCTCATGGAGAAAATGGTCTGCGCGGCCGAACTGGAGTTGAAGAAGAACGGCTATCCCGATTCGTTCGCGCTCGACCAGCTCCGGCGCATGATCGACGGCGCTCGCTTCGATTGACCGTAGTTGATTGAGGGCGATCTAGCCAATCATCAGACGTTCTCCCGGAAATGGTAAATTCATACGAAAACCACACCTACGAGAGAACATATGGCCCGAGCCATGATCTGCGTCGGCGACACGACGACACATGGCGGCCGCGTGCTGGAGGGCAGCGCGACCGCGACAATTGAGGGAAAGCCCATTGCCGGCGTGGGACACAAGGTACTTTGCCCGCAGTGCAAGGGGATCTTTCCGATCCTTCCGACCGGACGGCAATACTCGCACACGTTCGACGGACGAGAAACCGCCGTCGAGGGCATGAAAACCGCGTGCGGCGCGACGCTGATCGCATCGCAGTCGTCAGCGACGTTCGACGACGTCGGATCGGGCACAGCGACGACCGGTGGCGCAAGTGCCGCCATCGCAACGACTGCCGCGGCGCTCGCTCCCTCGCCGACGCTCTGTCTCGAATGCCTGAAAGCTGCGGCCGAAAATGCCGCGACGATGATCGCGCGCGGGTAGTCTATGACCGAAAATTCGATCGAGGCTTTCTTCTTCAGGCGTCAACAGCAGTTGACCATGCAGGTGCATCTGTACGCGCTTGTCGACGGCCTTCTCTACGCCGACGCGGCCGGCGGTTCATCGCCCCAACGATCGCAGTCGGCCATAGCGGTATTCGACGGCACACAGGACGCGTCACTCGCAGACGCTGGGCCGTGGCTTTTTGCGTACGAGGCGGCGGCTGGCAATATCCGACGAACTCTCTCCACCATGGCCAGCAGCTCCACCGGTGTGTCTTGGCTGATCAGCGCGTATCCGATCGAATCACTAGCTGACGAGTTGCGCAGCCGCCTCGACGTACGCTTGCCGGATGGAAGCACAGCCCTGCTCCGCTTCTACGATGCCCGCATCATGACCGACATGGCGTCGCTGATGGAATTCACGCAGCGCATGCAATTCTTCGTGCCGACATTCGACTGGCTCGTCGAAGTGAATGGAAAACTCAGGGGAGTACACCCGCATGCTTGAGCTGACAAGCGAACAGGTCGCGGGCCTTGCCGAGATCGACGCGCGCGGATACGTCGAGCGCGTTAGGCAGGATCTCGTCAAAGCCGATCCCAAACTTGCCGACGACAGCACTCTGTCAACGCGTCTATGGAACGCATACGTTGCTGCTCGACGGTTGGGCATTCAGTCCGACGAGAACATGGCAGCGTTCCTTCGAATCGAGGCATACGCTCCGAAGTTTTACGAAAAGCCGGCCACGCGCGCATGGCTAACGCGGCCCGGCCGATCTGCCGACGAACGCTTTCACGACTATTTCCGCGTCATCAAGTGGCGCATCGAACATCCGGAATACGATAGGAGATCAATAGATGGCGGGGTTCGTGGCACCGGCAATCGAAGCAGCGGCGGCGCAACTTGGGCCGCTATTGGCGCGCGCTGGCGTCGCCTTATTGGGCGGGGCGGCGGTAGCGGGAACGGCGAGTCTGTCGGGTGATACGCCCCAGGATGAGAGCAAGTCCGGCGCTGATACCAAGGCCGTGCCGCGTACCGGAGAGAAATGCAAAAAGTGTCCGCCAGAGGAATCAGGGCTACCTCTGCGCAGGAACCATCATATGTCTGCGCGCGCTCGCGAGTACCAGGGTCGCATAACTGGAAGACCGTACAGCATCGAGGAAGGCTGGAGTGAAGAATGGGTATGGCTCGGAACAGATTTCGACGGATTCATACCGGCTGAGTGTCTGTTGCAAGAAGCGAAGTCTCGCTACGCCAAGTTCCTTGAGCGCGACAAGGACGGCGAACTCCAGCCGCGTGAATGGTTCGACGGACATGAGGATCTTCAGAACGCCTTAATCCGGCAGGCCAAAAAAGTGAATGCGAATCCTCCAGCTCGTCTGAAATGGTACTTTCAAGAAGCGGACACGCGGGAATATATGCTTCCCTACCTCACAACCTACCGAGTACAGTCGGTCGTACAACCGTAACCCGAGACGATTATGGATTTCCGGCTTCAGTTCAAGGACGCTTCGCTCGATCCGATGGACTTCGCGAACGTGCTGTCGCGCATTCATGTGGTTACCACCGCATTGGAGCAAATCAATCCCAAATTCAGCCGCTGGTATGCAAAGGGAAAGAGCCGAGACGAGGCGTTGCTATACCCCGCGTTCGAAGACGGAGCGCCATCGACTGCGATCCTAGCGGTACTGAAGCATAAATTCGCCGAAGACCCGACAACAACATTCGTGGCATTGTGGGACGGCAATGAAGGGGAGGCGCGCGGCGCCACTATCTCGTGCCACCTCAACGAGGCCGGAGCCTATAACTCATTCGAACTGTCGATGTCGGACTCGGACGTTCTCAGCAATCTGGATACGGTGCTAGAAATCGTCCGCTCCATCGTTGCGGCCTTCAATCCAGCGTACATCACAGTCTCGCCACGAAGCTATGTAGCAAAGCAGGTGTTTGACGACAAACCGGGCGTCGGCTGGATGATCTACTTGCCGACCGTGATCACGCAGCAGCAGGTTCCAGAGGCGCATGAGGTTGTGCCGATTCCGGATGAAGGCAAGGCGCAGACCGGCACCATCGTCGTCAGCACAACGGACGCCCCTTTCTCGATGAAGAATCCCGAACACATCGAGACGGCAAATCGAATCGAGATCAGGTTAGTCGACCAAGATCTCCTGCCCGCCTTTGCTGATCTGTAGGCGCTATGCCGGCGCATCACTGCGCCGGCATCGTCCGGTTAGAACAGCCCCACGGGCTGAGCTGCATCATCCCAACTGAAAATGATCAACTCGTTTCGCTCGACGCCCTTCCCACCGCCAACCGTGTATTGAATCGGCACGGTCTCGATGTGAAATCCGGCGAACACGCGCCGAATGTCGGGATGATCATTGAGGCTCACGATCGCGCGCCCTTTGATCGACCGCAGACGCTGCGCCATCTTCTCGTATTCGGCGAACGGAAACGCCACGCCATACCCTTCCGTCTCGTAATACGGCGGATCGAGGTAAAACAGTGTATGCGGTCGGTCATATCGATCGATACACGCGGCCCAATCCAGCCGCTCGATATACGCGTTCGCGAGCCGCAAGTGAGCTGCTGACAATTCTTCTTCAAGCCGCAGCAGGTTCAGGCCCGGCGGATGTTCGGTTCGCGTCCCGAAAGTTTGCCCCTCCAGCTTCCCGCCAAAGCAACTTTTCTGCAGGTAGTAGAACCGGGCCGCACGCTGGATATCGGTGAGGGTTTCCGGGATGGTCTGCTTCAGCCACTCGAACACCTGCCGGCTGGTCAACGCCCACTTGAACTGACGCACGAACTCTTCCAGGTGATGCTGCACGACGCGATACAGATTGATCAGTTCGCCGTTCACGTCGTTTACGACCTCGACCTTGGCCGGCGGTCGAAGAAAGTACAGTGCGGCCCCGCCCGCGAATACTTCGACATAGCAGTCGTGCGCCGGGAAACGCGGGATGAGGTGATCTGCGAGACGGCGCTTACCGCCGATCCAAGGAATGATGGGATTTGCCATTGTGAAAGCCGTTTTTAAACTTGGTGTAGAATCCGGCCCGCCTACCGGTAGGTAGCAGGGCCTTGGCCGATTCACTGGCGTAGACAGTGGAAAGGCGACCGGGTAAATGCGCAAACATTCCCCGGTCGCCCTGTTTCTTTCGAGCCCGCTCGGCCTCGATCGCCGCGCTACTGCGGCAGATTGGATTGCGCGTCGCCGATCAACGCGTCATAACTGCGCTCGCACTGCTGGCCGGCGATGCCCCGCTCGTCAGCGATCTTCGCCAGCTCTCCCGCGCGCTCGTCAGACCGGCCGAACACGTCGGCAAGCAGATCGAGGGCGTCGCCGGCTGCCGGGCTTCCGGCCGAAGCGCTGGCACGCCGGACGTCGGCAACGAGCACTGCGACCTGCTTGCGCAGGCCGTTAGCAGCAGCATCGGCAGTAGCGGCATCAGCGACCGCCTGATCACGTTTCTTTGCAGCATCGGTTGCGATCCCCTCTTGTGCCGCCAGCCGGCGGCGAATCTCGTTTCGTTCGTTCCGAAGGTCATCGATCTGCCTCGCCTGATCCGCGACCTTCGCGGATTGATCAGCGTCACGGTGTCCCTTGAAGTAACCGCAGGCCGAGCCGGCAACGACGCCGGCAACGACGAGCAGCCAGATACGCGGATCGATCCATGTCATGCGACCACCTCCCCACCGGCCGCTCGATACGCGGCCAGCAAATGCTCGATGTCGTTCTCATGCTGGCCATAGCCGGCCCCCGGCAAACTGGCCCATACGTTCGACACCTTGGCGATGGCTTCACGAAACCGTCCGGCGTCGATCAGCGGCAATGCACCGTGTTCGCGCAGCTGCTGCAGCGCGTACCGGTCCTGCGACACCGGCCCGAAGTCGGGCAATTTCATCTGCGCCTGATAGATCCGCCACCAGCGCGTGAGGATCTGATAGCGGCCGGCCGCCGTCGACGGCACGCGGATCTGCCGGTTGAGCACATTCGGATGCGATACGTAGCTGGAGAACAACAGCGGACGCGATGCGGTCGAGCCGACCAGCACGTTGTAGCCGTCGTCCGACTTCGCCAGCAACGCCGCGCCGATCTCGCTCACCGCGACTGTGTCGAGAAACGCCACACGGTTCTTTCCGCCTGCGGCGGCAACACTGATTCGCGCCATCGTCACTTCTCCCCAAAAACACGCTTCGCGTGCCGCCGCAGCAGCACCTCGAGGTACTGCGACCCGACAATGCCGAGCGCACTACCGAGCCCGAGCAGCGCGATCGGCGGCAGATCCGGGATCTGCAGCAGCGCAAGCCCGGCCACCATCGACGTCGCCGACCCCAACACGGCACGACCGGCAACGAGCCGGAGCGTCAAATGTTCGTTACCCACCAACACCTTGGCGATGCCAATCAAACCGCCCATGATGATCAGCTCCAGAATCGTCTTTTCATGGTCTTGCATCGGTTCCCCTTGCCCGATAAAAAGAAAGGCCGCTCCGGTTGTCCCGTGAGCGGCCTTCAAATAACAGTGCGCGGCGTTACTTCGGCGCCGGCACCACCAGATCGATCTTCTTGCCCTTCTTCTTCCCGTGTCCGACCTTCGCTTTCCCCTTGTTCCCTCCATTCAATGTAACGACCGTGATCCACCCGCGTGACGCGAATGTGTGCTCGACCGACTCGATCAGAAACTCGCCGTCCACGCCCTTCTTGAATCCCTGCAGCGCAATCGTCTTCTCGGCCGACAGATCAGCGCGGCCGCGCATCGTCAGCCGGCTCGCCGACGTGTGCCGATTCAGCGTCGCCATGCGCGACGTCGCGCCGGCCTTCGCCGCTTCCGGGCTGGCAAACGCATGGCGTTCGGTATGCACCGCGGACGCACCTGGCGGGGCGTCCGGATTCGGGATTGTCAGGTCGATCTTCTTCCCCGTCTTGCGGTCATGCACCTTCGTGCGCACGGCCGCGAAGCTCGCGCGGTCCGGGAAGTTGATGTCGTACTCGAGCAGGTCGCCCGGCGTGAGCGTGACGATCGGCAGCGGCTTGCCGCTGGCGCTCTTGCCTCCCCCGCGCGGCAGGACGATCAGCTTGCCGGCCTTGACCGTCGCCGTCGCACCGTACTGCCGAGCCACGCGCGTGATGAAGTGCAGGTCGCTCTCGCCGAACTGGTCGATGCGCGGCACGACGACGTCGACGTCGCACGCGGCCGACCACTTGTTACGTCGCGCGACGTCGCCGACGATGTCGGCCAGCTTCGCGTTCGACCAGCTCCCGTATCGCTGTGTCTTCGACGTCGCGCGCATGTTCGCGGGCTTTCCCCGGATCACGACGCTGGCCGGCGGACCGCGCAATCCGACCTCGTCGACGGCGTACTCGCCCAGCATCGACAGTCCCTGCCCGTCCCATCCGATCGACACCTTCAACGTCGCACCCTTCGGCGGAAATTCGATGCGGCCGTCACGATCGTCGAGCGTGATCGTGCACTCATCTGCGTCTAGACCCGGTTTGTCGATCGCCCGGATCTCCAGCACGCGGTCTTGAATTACCTTCGTCACATCCGCGCCGTTCGCGACCACCTGAAAAATCGCTTCCATCGCCCCTCACTATGTCCAGAGCTGAACCGACTCGACACGCGGCGCATCGAGATCCGGCATCACGATCTCGACACCAGACACGAACGGCTGCCGTTGATTCGCCAGCCCCGGATTCGCGTCGTAGACGGCCTCGACGGTGCCCTGCAGCGTCCCGTAGTACCGATAGCAGAGCGTGTCGAGCACATCGCCGTCAGACGTTCTTAAAGTCTTCGCCATAGCGGCCGAACTCCACCGAGAATGTTTGTTTGCGCGGCATGCCGTCGGCGAGCAGCGCGTCCTG